TTTGTTGCTACTAATAGACCTATGCAGTTTTTAACAACAGGTATGAAAATTACTGCAGAGGGTGGTTTAGCAGAACTTATATCTGAATCATCAGAATATGCTAATATTGCTAACTTAGCTCAAGAACATACTCCTTGGTTACTACCTGGAATTATGGAAAGATTAGCTGTAGATGAAGATGATACTGCATGGGAAGCTAGACTTAAGACTGTAACAATGGGAGCTGGTCTTAATCATATTGGTTATTTCTTTAGTGCTTTGATTAGAGGTGGTTTTAAAACTGCAAGATCAACAGCTAGAGAAGCATTAAAAAATGGTAAATCTATTCAAGAAGCAGTTGATATTGGTAACAAAGAAGGTGCTAAAGCATTTAGACGTGCCATGCTTGAAGAAGTTATCAATGCTGAAAGAGCTGCACAAAAGTTGTCTGTAGTTAAATTAGCATCTGGTAAGGGTATAGACCCTATGGATCCTCTAGAAAAGTATGTACGTAGACATTTAAGTGAAGAAGATTTACTTACCTATGATAATGTCATACAAGAAACAACATCTGGTAACATTGATACTAGAATAGATGCAAAGGCAACTATTGAAGAGTTAACTCAAAAAGCTAAAAATCAGGGTGCTAGTGTTGGTGATAATTGGAATGATAAGAGATATTCTAGTACATCTTTAGATTCTGAAAATGCAGGTAGACAACCAGATCCTACCGTCAATCCAGAACAGTTTGATGATTTTGAAAAGGTTAGTTATGCTAAAGATGTTAATGCTATAGATGATATGGCAGACAATGCAAAGAAAACTGAGGAAGTATCAACTAAATTGTTTGATGAAGCTGATATTTATAAGGAAGCTAACACACCTGTACATAATGCAGAACAAGTTACTAAGAACATGATTCAAAGGGTATCTGGAGGGGATGAAAACCTAGCCAAGATATTCAGAGAAGTTATGGACGACTTTACAAAAAAGGTGTCTAAAACATATAAGTCTGAAGATTATGAACGACTTGCTAAATATGCTGTAGACAGAGCTGAACCTTTCTTACACAAGATAGCTGACTTTACCAAAGGTGATGTTAAGAGTATTTTAAATGAATATAAAAAACGTATTACTGCTTTAAGAAAAGGTAAAAAAGGTAGTGATGAGTATAGAACATTCTCATATGGTAAAGATCCAGAAACAGGTCAACCTAGGTATTTAGAAACTATTGGCCCTTTGGAAAAAGATGCTAATATGATTATACTAAAATCTATAGCTAAAACTATTTCTGATTTATCTACAGGTGCATTGGAAATGTCGAATGGTCTGACAGTTTATCAAAACTATGATAAATTGACTGATCTTATGAAAGAAGTGTTTATTAAAACCAAAGAGTATATGTATGCTTGGGGTACTGATGGACTAATGCAACAAGGTAATATTAAAGTATTAGATACGTTACAATCAGGTAAACGAGGTTCTTCTTTTGCTGAAGCTGTTAGGGATGGAGAAATATTGAAAGAAAATATGAAAGCCTTAAAAAAAGTTGCAAGAGAAACAGGTGATGAAACAGGTATAAAAGATCTAATGCGTATCTTTGCTATGACAGATGGTGATGTTTTATCTTTAGATGATATAGGTACTTATTTAAGATCATACCTTTACGGTGGTAATTTTTTAGGGTACACAGGAGCTGCAGGACAAAGATTTAAAGCTATGCCCTCTAAGGTGATGCAAGAAATTATGGGTGTTTCTTTTAATGCTCTTTTAGGTAGAGTAAGAACTCCTGTCAAAGCTATAGTAAATACTGGTTTTCTTGCTTATTACAAAGGAATAATGAAAGGATTAGGATTTTTAAATCCATTAAGTATATCTAGATCTCAAATAGATGCAGGTTTTCTAAGCTCTAAAGGATATAAAGCATTATATCCAGATTTTAAAGATGCAGAGTTTTTACAAAGAGAAACATTATCAGCATTATTTGAATTAGATAATGCTACTAAATCTATGGGTGATACTTTAAAAGTCTTTTTACGTAACTATAAGTTAGGTTTTAAAAAGAAAGATATGGATTACGTTGGTAAGTATGCCATAGAAAGAAGAACAGAACAGTTTAAAGATTTAGCATATTTTAAAAATAAGTATACTGATGATAAACTAACTGACATGGGTTATGCAGCAGCTAAACACCTAGAAAACTTTAATACTAACCCTTTTGTAAGGCACTCTACTCTTGCTATGGGAGCTGGTGATGCTGCAGCAAGGTATAATATTGGTATGCAACGATTAGCGTCAGAGTCATTTCATGAAGCTATGGAGTCTGGTGCAAGTGTTGAAGATTTTGTAAAGTTTAGAGATAAGTACGAAGAATTATTTGAGTCAAAAATATTTAGATATAAAGAAGAAACTCTAGAAAATGGCACTAAAATTAAACATAAAATTGTTTCAGATAAACTAGCTAGATTAGGTGGAGATGAAGCTACACTTACTAGAAATTTAGAAGGTATAGAAAAAGCATATACTAAACTTTTAGGGCAAATTCCAGGTTCTTCAATCTTTTTTAAATTCTTAACTCCTGCTATTAATGGTCTAAAAATAGCATGGGATCATAGTTATGCTGCTGCTGTAACTAACAAAAAATATCACGCTATGTTAAGAGGTGATATGGTTGAATTACAAAAATATGGTATAACTTCCCGTACACTTCCAGGTGAAATAGCAGAAATGGAAGGTAAGATGGCATTTGGTACTGGTGTTATAGCATATATGGCAAGATTAGCAGCAACTGGTCGTATTGTAGGTGACTATCCAAGAGATCCAGGCGATAGAGAAATGTGGCAACAAGCAGGAATCAAGCCCTTATCTTTTAGATTTAAAGTACCATACACAGATCAAGATTTATATGTAGGTTTTTCTGGAGCAGAGATATGGACTACGTTTGCTAGAGTGATTGCTAATCTTATTCATGAAGGAGATATACTTGGAGAATCAGAGGTAAGCTATGCTCTTTCAAAACTATCATTTATTGCTGGTTCATTGTTAGTTGATAATGGCCCATTACAAGGTCTTACAGATTTTGCTAACATATTTCAAGCAGAAAAACCAAATGATATGATTACATCTAGTGGAGCTAACGTACTAGGTTCTTTTGCACCTTTTACTGGTCAATTTGCTGATATAAATGATCTTGTAGATGGTAGTATGAAAGAATTAGAAAGTCTAAACGAAAAATTAATGTATAGAACTTCTGTTCTTAGAGCTGCTTTACCACAACGATATGATGTGTTTAATGAAAAAAGAGAAGCTAAAAAACTAAGAAGATTACCAGATAATTTCTTCTTAAGATTGTTCTCAACTATATCTCCTATTGGTATAGATTTTGAAAAACAAGATCCTATTACTGATGCTTTACTAGATATTAGATATGATCTTAATGCAAATATGACATCATATAAAGGAGAAGAACTTACTGGCCCAGAGCAATCTGAGTTTCAAAGACTATTAGCTATGGATCCTCATTTACGTAAGGAACTACTTAATGTAATTGAAAGCAAACCATTTAAAGAATCGTTAGCACAATACAGAGCTGACAACAGAAAAGTAGACAAAGGTTTATTTTCTAAGTCTGGTAGGTTTGGTATATCTGGAGATGAAGTAGGTGGGTATGATTATAAAAATGCAATATTTTATCAAATGGTAGATAACGTCATGATGGATGCAAAACAAAGAGCAATGGACATGATGTTAAGCCCAGATACTAAATTTGGTAATATTAAAGATCCTAAGTCTTTACAATTTAGAATAAATGTGAAAGAAATAAAATCTAACTTAGAAAACGAACCTGGATACTCAGTCGATGACATTAACGCAGAAATCGAAGAAATGAGAAAAGTCGGGTATTAAACCTTTAACATTGATTATCAATGGCAGTTACAACTAAAAAAACTTTCGCTGCTACGTCTAATGCAACTACAACTGCATTTACGCCAGTCAGCATACAACTGAATAACCAAGATGATTTAGATGTTTATGTCACATTATCGGGTGGTACTAGAGTGCTACAGCTACGCCAGTCTACTGGTAGTACTGCACAATCTACTCACCCACAGGTGAACAACACAGATGGATTATACTTTCCTGCAGTATCTGCGGGTACAACTTTATATAACTACCAACTTTCCAGCGATAACAACACCATTACATTTAACTCTGCACTACCGCAAGGTGCAGTAGTTTTTTGTGAACGTAGAACAAGAGATGCAGACGGTACATATACTACATTTGCTAGTGGCAGTACAATTAGAGCTACTGACCTTAACAATTCATCTACTGAATCTAATTTTACAGCACAAGATGCTAGAAACAAAGCATTAGAAATAGAAGGAGCACTGTTTAATGGAGGTGCTATAACATCTAATTTTGTTACATCAGAAAAAATAGTAGATGGTTCTATTCTTGATGCTGATATAAACGCAAGTGCAAATATACAAGGTTCTAAATTAGCTAATGATTCTGTAACTTTAGATAAATTAGGTAGTGGTACACTTCCTAGTGATATTTCAGTAGATGCTAATAATATACCAACTGGTACATTTGATGGTAGATACTATACAGAAACTGAATTAGATTCTGGACAATTAGATAATAGATATTATACAGAAACTGAACTTACCTCTGGTGGTGTACTTGATAGTAAATATTACACAGAAACAGAATTAGATGCAGGTCAGTTAGATAATAGATACTACACAGAAACTGAGCTTAATGCTGGACAACTTGATACAAGGTATTTTACAGAAACAGAGCTTACATCAGGTGGTTCTCTTGATGGTAGATACTACACAGAAACAGAACTAGCAACTGATGGTGTTCTTGATAGTAGATACTTTACTCAATCGGCTGCGGATGCTAGATATTTCAATATATCTTCTGGAGACACTATTAAAGATGGTGATGCATTTCCAGACAACGATACAACTATTGCTACAACAGCAGCTATTAATGACAGGATTATTGATTTAATTGATGATGTCGGTGGTTTTGTACCGATAGCAAACGAAACAAGTTTTCCTACAGCAAACCCAGATGCAAACAACGGTACTGGCACTATTGTCTCTGTTAAAACAGCATCAACTACTTTAACTCCAAGCGGAACTACAGTAACTATTACTAATGGTGCTGGAACTGGTAATACAGTTACAATTACAGGAGTAACAAGTGCTATACCTCAAGACTTTGGATTTCTAGTAGAAACAACTACCACATTACATACATATAGCTTTCATAGATTAGTACCGAAGGCAACAGAAGTTACAACTGTAGCAAGCAACATATCAGCTATAAATACAGCTAATACTAACGCTTCTGATATAAGTACAACAGCAAGTGATATTGCCAACGTAAATGCTGTTGCAAATGACATTGCTAACGTAAACACTGTTAGTTCAAACCTTGTAAATATAAATGCTGTAGCTAATTCTTTAGGGACTGCACAGACATATACTGTAACTGTATCTGGTGGTGTTTTTTATATAAATGGTGCAGCTAACCCTCCTTTAACTTTAACTAGAGGGTATACATACACATTTGACCAATCTGATAGTACTAACAATAACCATCCACTAGCATTTAGAGATAGTAGTAATGCTTCATATACCACAGGTGTAACAGTAAATGGAACAGCAGGTCAAGCTGGATCTTCAGTAATTTTTGCTGTACCATCAACTGCACCAAACTCGCTGATATATTACTGTACTCAACACGGTAATAGTATGGGTAATTCCATATCAGTTATTGATGACAATATAGGAATAGTTGCTGGAAGCATATCAAACGTAAATACTACTGCTGGTAATATAACCAACGTAAATAATGTTGGTAATTCGATAACAAACGTAAATACAGTTGCAAGTAATATTGGTACTGTTAATGACTTTGCAGCTAGATATAGTTCAGGTGCTACTAACCCAACTACTAATCTAGATACAGGAGATTTATTCTTTAACACTACTGCTAACGAGTTAAAAATTTATAACGGTTCTTCTTGGCAAGGTGGTGTTACAGCACAAAACCAACTTTATAGTGATAACAGTGTTGATACACATTTAAATCAAAGTAATCCTACAGCAGGTTATGTACTTAGTTGGAATGGTTCGGATTATGCGTGGGTAGATAATGCAGGATATACAGACTCTGACGTTAATACACATTTAAATCAAAGCACTGCTAATTCTAACCAAGTTATGTCTTGGAATGGAACAGACTATGCATGGGTCGATCAAAGTTCTGGTTTAGTAGGAGGTGGAAACGAGCAATTATTTGTTGAAGCAGAAAATGAAGTAAATAATAATTTTACAACTACAACAAATAAAAACTATGTATCTGCTTCTCCATTAACAGTTGCATCTGGAGTCACCGTAACTATAGTTGCTGGTTCAACTATGGCTTTTGTTTAACAATTTAAAATTATGTCAAAAATAAAAGTAGATACTATACAATCTACACAACACGCAACTTCAACTATAGGTCTTACAAGTACTGGTGCAACTATAAATGGTGATTGCAATGCTACAACTTTTACAGGATCTGGGGCAAACTTAACTAACGTTCCAGCACCAAGTACATTTGATGCAGCAAATCTTACAGGCACTATTCCAAATGCTAGTTTACCTAACCCTTTACCAGCTATTGACGGTTCAGCTTTAACTTCTTTAACATCAGCAAACTTAACTGGTGCTATACCAGCCAACCTCTTGACTAATGCAGGTGGTGGTGCGTTTGAGTTTGTACAAAAAATAGAACCACCTAGCACTGTAACTGAAATAGATAAAACAGGGCTTGAATATGATACTCTCTACAAAATAATAATTCCAGAAGCTAATTTTAACAGCAATACTGTTATGGGTATGAAAGTATTTTTAGATAATGCTACAACAATGACTGATTATAGTAATTTTTTTGGAAATTTTGTTAATGAAAGCAATAGTTCAGGAAATCAGCATAGTGCCAGTTATTGGACATTTGATATGGATGGCTACCATTCATCTAAACATGGAGGTTCAATTGATTTTTATACAGGTTCTCGACCTTATGTATTAGCAAAATTTATAAATCCTAATACAGTTTATGGATTTGTATCTTTTTGGGGTGGTAAGGAAAACTACACAAATAATACAAATAATGACCCTAATCAAACTGCTACACACGCTAAAGCCAATGGATTTAGACTGTTTAGTCCACAAGGATGGAGTTTTACAACTGATACAAAAATTTTACTTTACAAATATAAGGAGGCATAATGAATAAGTTAGTAAACGGAGTCGTTGTACCACTTACATCTGATGAATTAAAAGATTTAGAAACTAGAAAAGCTGCTGCACCATCAGAAACCGAAATTAAATGGTTACAGGTAAGGAATAAAAGAAATCGTTTATTGTTAGACACAGATTGGGTAGTTACAAAAGCATCTGATACAGGAGTTGCATTAAGTGATGAATGGAAAACCTATCGTCAAGAATTAAGAGATTTACCAGCCACACAAACTGATGTAGATAATATTACTTATCCAACAAAACCTAATTAAATAATATGTCAAAAATAAGAGTGCAGGAAATTGAGCATACAGCAAGCTCAAACACAAACCCTGCGATAGCACTTAATGCTAATAATAATGTTACTTTCGATGCTGGAGTAACAGCTACATCCTTTACAGGGGATGGAGCAAACTTAACAAATGTACCAGCACCTAGTACATATAATGCAGCAAATTTAACAGGCACTATTCCAAATGCTAGCGTACCTAATCCTTTACCAGCTATTGATGGTTCCGCTTTAACAGGTACAACAGACGCAACAAAATTACCACTTACAGGTGGTACATTAACAGGCTCAGTTACTTTTGAAGATGCAATAAATGAAACTGTTTACACCATTACAGATGGAGCAAGTGTTGATTTAGATCCTGACAATGGAATGATTCAGCAATGGACATTAGGAGCTAATAGAACAGCAACAGAAAGTTTGTCTGCTGGACAATCAGTGATGTTAATGGTTTCAGCTGGAAGTTATACCTTAACTTTCCCAACAATAACTTGGGTTGGTGGTTCAGCACCTACTCTAGCTACAAGTGGTTATACAGTTATAGAACTATGGAAAACAGCTAGTACTTTATACGGTGCAACAGTTGGAGATGTTGCATAATGAGACCGCATAATTTACGAGCTGCTGCTGGTAACTCAGGTGGTATTGTTACAACTAATATGAGGTACTACGATTGGGGAGATACTAATTCTTGGGATCCTAATCATAGTTCACAACCAAATTATATGTGGGCTTTGAATCCTGACGGATCAATAAAAGATGGTACTCAGAATACCACCAGTGCACAATGGTATATGAATATGAGTTCAGGTTATACTTATCAGTCAGCATATGGTGGTTATCTAGAATTAACTCAATACCCGATTGCTGGTAATATGTATAACCCTAATATGGGTAGACGAAGTCGTCTGGATTTTGAAATGCAAAATATTGGAACTGATCCTTTTGCACTTGAGTTTATTCATTCAGTTTACTTACCTCCACCTTCAGTAAGTACTGCTCCACAGGATTTATGGCAAGAACAATCAAGTTTTTATACATTTAGTCCTACATTTGTGTGGCATAATTATTATGTATCACTAGGATATTTCAAAACAAATATTAGCGGTATTGATAGATGGGTATTAGGTGAATACGGATTATCTGGTTCTGGAAATGCAACAAGTGGTAATCTAGCTAATTATAACTATCTTGCAGTCGAAAGTACTCCTCAAGAATTTTATCAAACTTATTATAATGTTTGGGAACATATTGTAGTTACAAGAGAAAATACAGGTACAAATGGTATGAAATTTTATAGAAATGGCAGTCTGTTAGGTCAAAAAACAAATAGTATTGATTATTCGTTTAATCCATCAGGTTTAAGTGGTGGATGGAGTAGACAAATGTATAAACTGGTAGCCAATATAGGTCTTCACAGAATTTATAATGGCACTGCTTTAACTGCATCAGATGTAGCAACTCACTATGCAATTGCAAAAACAAGATTCACCAACTTACCCTAATTAATATTATGAAATTATGAATTACGCAATTATTAATGGTACTAATGTTACAGACACTGGTACACTACAAAAATTATTTCCAACTACATGCTTTTCTAGTGCTGGTGCTAATGCAGATTTTTTAACTGAAAATAATGTAGTAGAACTTGTACAAACTCTTGATTATACAACACCAACACAAAAATTAACTACTGTAAGTCCTTATTATGTACAAAGTGAAAATAAGGCTTATAACGTAAGAGTTGACAGTACAACTTCAGATGAACAGGCTTACATTACAAACTTAGAATGGAGTAATGTAAGAGCAGCAAGAAACTCTATACTTGAAAAAACAGACTGGAGAGCATCTACTGATCGTACATTATCTGATGCTTGGAGGGATTATCGTCAAGCACTTAGGGACGTACCTTCTCAACCCGATCCTTTTAACATTACTTGGCCTACAGAACCTAGCTAACTTCTAAACTTATGGAACTACCAGTTCTATATTTACCAGATGCTTACGATTTTCCAAATTTTGAATTTGAATTACCTATAGGAAAAATACCACAGTATACTCCTTTAGTAATTCCACCTAGTGATTTAAGAGCTCCAGAAGGAGTTAAATCTCAAACTATAAATAATTCTAAACAGGAAGCTAGTGCCAATCAAACGGCTGGTATAAAGCAGGTAGATATACCTATTATTAATGTACAAATGCCTGTGCCTGAAAGTGAAATATTAATTACAGCTGGAACTACAGCAGTAATTTCTGTAGCTGCCACTCTTACTGCTACCGCAGTTTTTAAATGGTTAGTTACAGCTATGAAACCAATATTAAAAACAACATGGAAGAAGATAAGACAACCAAAACCAAAGGTTTCTTAGGTAAAGTAAAAGATATAGCTGAAGATAAAGAACACCAGATAGAATTTCTTGGAACAGTAGTCAGACTAGGCGTTGTTGTCTGGTCTGGTTTCATCATTACAATGAACTACGTTGATATTCCTATGGTAAAAAAATCTGGTAACTCAGATATCACTTTTGTGGCCAGCGTATTTACAGGAGCACTCGCCACATTTGGCTTGACAACTGGAAAAAATGGGGCTAACAAAACCCCACCAAATTGCCCAATGGCAAAACCAACAACAACAACAACAAAACCAAAACAATGAAGAAATGGATTCTTCTCTTAGCTCTGCTTGCACCCGCAGTCGCAAGAGCAAACACAATAACCCCCAACTTTACTCAGGGGAGTATGAACAGTACAACAACAACAACCCAAACTGTAAAAGAAGTCAAAAAGACTCAAACCTTTGGATCAGCAATAAAAAGTTGGTCTGGAAGCAATGTCGAACCTTCTTCAAACATTACAGCAGCAGATACAACATTTTCCGTCAAAGACGTAACCAAACCTTGGAATATGGAAGTAGTAACAAGAGCTGCTGGGTTAGTAGAACAGATAGACGCAACAACAGATTGGACTATAAATACTACTACTACATCCTTATCAGTCTTCTCACAATAAGTCCTGTTTTAGCAACTGATCCAGAAGTTACAAATCACTCCAACCCTGTTGCAGCAGCAACGGGGAATGTGACTAACCAAGCAGTGCAATTCCAGAACAATGGAACTTCGTCAAGACAGAATTATGGCAGTGGTATTTCATGTAACGGGGCGACTATGACTTTTTCACCCTTTTACATGGGAAACCATGTTAACCCATATTCTGAAAAAGAAGGTCTTAATGGACTACACCCATCTAGTTATCAGTTAAATGAGAACTGGGGTTTTCAAGTTAATTTTATGATACCGCTTGATAAACGTGGTTTAGAACAATGCAGAAGAATTGCTGCAAGACAAGAAGAGAAGATGAGGTTAGATCATGAGCTGGTACGTGCTCTTAAATGTGCCGAACTACAACAAAAAGGTTTTACCTTTCGACCTGAGACCCGTGTTGCACACATGTGCTCAGACGTAGTACCTATTCAATCATTATTACCCAAACCAAATGTTAGCACTACTAAAACCAATCGTTTTAACTTTTTTAAAAAGTGACAAATTTAAATTATTTGTTGTTGATTTATTAGAAAAGTTATCCAAAGAAAGCGATAATGACCTTGATGACAAGGCAGTAGAATTTATTAAACGAGGATTAAAAATTGAGTGAAGTTCAACGTATACCCCGCAGAGCTGGGGAAGATGAGTTTAATGAGCTACATAAGTTAGTTACAACCGAACTCATTGCAAGAATACGCAGTGGTGAAGCCACTACTGCTGACTTAAAAGCTGCTTCTGACTGGTTATACAAGAACGACATTACAGGTGTGGCATTTGACACATCACCATTGTCACAACTAGCCGACATTATGCCTAGTGTCGATTTTGATACAGTACAGAAATCGGTAATTAAACATGGCTCCTAGAAAACTACCACGGAAACAATTAAAACGAAGTGCAAGAAACTACAGAGACAACCCAAAGTCTAGAGCTAAGAAAAACGCTTACAACAGAAAACGTAACGCAACACCAGAAGCCATCGCCTATAGGGTGGAACTTAAAAGAGCCCGTAGAAAAGCGGGGGCAGAAGGTAAGGGCGGTAAGGATTTTTCACACACTAAATCAGGAAGATTAGTAAGGGAAAGTCCTTCTAAAAACAGAGCTAGAAACAGAAGCAGAAAATGACACCAGTACTTCCTACTTATAAACATTACACACAAAACTTAATAGTCATGACATCAGCAGACGCTAAACGGTTATGGAGAAAAGCTATTAAGGAGGCAAACAACTATGAATGTATCTATTGCGGACAAAAACATCATGAATATGATCTTACCATTGACCATGTACATCCCCGAAGTATGGGAGGTAATACCAATACTTGCAACTGTGTTCCCGCCTGTAGACGATGTAATCAACAAAAAGGAAGTGACAACTGGTTAACGTGGTTTAGGGATAACTTCCCACCAAACCCATTTAGAGAAAACCTAATTTTAAATTGGATTAAATGAATAAATTATTTAACCCTAACAAGTTATTATTACAGGAACTCAAAGACATTGCATATACTACACCTAAGCCCTTACGTTGGGCTATGGTGTGGTTTTTATTATGGTTAGAACCTAAATATGTAGACTACAAAGCTAAGAAAGCTGTAGATGATGCTCTTGAGGAATATAATAAACTATGTGATTTTTGTGAAGACTGGCGTAGTGAACCAGGGGTCAAAATTATATCATCAGAAGTCAAAGGATTGAACGACATGAGTATAACTAGAGATGTTGAGTGTGATATATGAATATAGAATCTAAATTACATGATGATTTTAGATACTTTCTAACTGCTGTATGGACACACCTTAGTCTACCAGCTCCTACCAGAGCACAGTTATGTATAGCGGAGTATCTACAACATGGCCCTAAACGACTCCAAATCCAAGCGTTTCGTGGTGTCGGTAAATCTTGGATCACTGCTGCTTTCGTTCTTTGGACGCTATTTAACAACCCAGATAAAAAAATCATGGTTGTATCGGCATCTAAAGATAGAGCTGACAGTTTCTCCATATTCTGCCAAAGACTAATATTAGAAGTGCCTTGGCTATCACAGCTAAAGCCTAAGAACGATGACCAAAGGTGGTCACGTATATCATTTGATGTAGGGCCAGCAGCCCCGCATCAAGCCCCATCAGTTAAGTCTGTAGGTATTACAGGACAGTTAACTGGTTCTAGGGCAGATCTAATGGTACTCGATGACGTAGAAGTACCAAATAATAGTATGACGGAGTTACAACGTGAAAAACTTTTACAGCTTGTTACTGAATGTGAGTCTATTCTTACTCCTAAACGTGACTCTCGTATTATGTTTCTCGGCACTCCTCAGACGACATTCACTGTATATAACAAGTTAAGGGAACGTAGCTACAGACCATTTGTATGGCCAGCTAGATACCCCCGCAAAATTGCTATGTATGATGGATTGTTAGCACCTCAGCTAACAGAAGACCTAGAAAAAGGTGATCTTGCTTGGCAACCTACAGATACACGATTTAAAGAAGGTGATCTACTGGAAAGAGAGGCATCTATGGGTCGTAGTAACTTTATGTTGCAATTTATGTTAGATACTACCCTATCTGACGCAGAAAAGTTCCCGTTAAAGTTTGCAGACCTAATAATTAACCCTGTTAACCCTACACATGCACCAGAAAACATAATATGGTGCTCTAATCCAGAAAATATGTGTAAAGAACTGCCTTGTGCAGGACTCCCAGGGGACTATTATTACAAACCTATGCAAATTCAGGGAGAGTGGAAAGAATATAGTGAAACTATCTGCAGCGTAGACCCCTCTGGAAGGGGCTCAGACGAGACTGTAGCATGCTATTTATCACAGTTGAATGGGTTTATATATCTACATGAAATATACGCCACTAAAGACGGTTATAGCGACAATACATTATTAAATATATTAAAGAGGTGTAGAAAGTATGGTGCGAGTACATTGCTCATCGAGAGTAACTTTGGCGATGGTATTGTATCAGAGCTGTTTAAAAAACACTGTCAAACGACAAAAACCAACATCAACATAGAGGAGACTAGAGCAAATGTCAGGAAAGAAGATCGGATTATTAGCTCTCTTGAGCCTGTCTTTAATCAGCATAGGCTTGTTGTGGATCCTGCCGTCATTAACTGGGATTATAAAAGTAATGCAGATGAGGCGACTGAAAATAGATTCCAATATATGCTTGCTTACCAAATCAGCAGAATGTGCAGAGAAAAAGGAGCTGTTAGACACGATGACAGAATTGATGCCCTCGCCCAAGGCGTTAAATGGTACACAGATGCCCTCGCCTTATCTGCTGAAGAACAAATAAAAGACAGAAGACATGAAGAGTGGTTAGATCATATGGAAGCCTGGATGGATGACCCTGTAGCTGAAGCTAATCATATGGTTATGGGGATGGATTTAGACCAAAGAAGACAAGCTAGAGGATCAACTAAAACTCACACCCACACTTGGATTTAGAGTAACCCCACCATAATACACGGGGAAGTGGTGCTCCTCGTGGGTGGAAACAGCGGTCAAGAGGGGAAGATGATTTTATCACTCCCCCTCTTCTAACACGAGATTACTTTCGTGCTGTATATAACCTCCTTCTACTACTCTCTAGCACCTACGTACAGTACAACCATGACAATACAACAATTATGGTTAAGAGTGAAGAGAAGTAAATGGTACAAAAACTTCAGACGAAGTTTGTTACTAGATCGCTGGCCTACCTTAACCCAAACACAAATGAAAATTGAGTTAGAAAAACAAAAACTTAACCGTATGTTGAAAACCAAATGAATAATAATATTATAAAAGGGGTATCAGTAGGACTTGGTACTATTTTTATTACTTCTAACTTTTATACAATTAGTTTATTAAGTAAAAAACCAAATTTACCTATGTTTGATTTACCTGTAAGTAAATACTCTAGTTATGAAATTCAAGCTAGTAAAACAGGGTATAGAATAAGACACAAAATGCATGATCCTAGAATTATTGGATCAGTAGAAACTAGCAAGAAACCAGCAGGGTTTTTAGGTGGTAGTAAAGCTACAGTAACTAAAAGAACTCAGAAAATAGCTGGTGAAAAAGATGTAACCGTTATAACTAATGGTCAGTTAACAGATAAACAAATTGCTTGTATAAAAGAAAAAGCTAAAGGTGAATCTACAGGAAAACTTATTGGTACATCAGTAGCTACAGGGACAGGATTAACAACATCCTTAGCTAATGTTCCTATGATAGGGTGGTTCTTAGCTGGCTTTGCTACTAATACAGCACAAAGAGAAGGTGGTAAGATAGGAGGAAATATGGCTTCTGAGTTTAATGAATGTTAAAAAAGTTATATTAGTATTACTTATACTACGTGTGGCTGCTCCTCTCAGCCTTGCAGGATATGTGTGGTACAGGAATAGGGAGCAAGATGTCTCCTTAAATTTTGAAAAAATTGTTCGTGGGGTATTCTAACGAGGGTTGCTGGTCTTACCCCCCGCGACACCCCAGGTCTTGATCTCAACACAATAGGTATTTATACTTATTGACACATCACATTTTTTATGATACCTCGCGGGGTGCTATTGAGAATCATTATCAATAATCAGGAATGGCTATAAATGGAAATGATTATCATTATCAAAGGCATTTGCGGGGATTTGAGGGCATCTGTAACAGCACTATACAAAAGTACGGTTAACCCTATTGACATAAATATGTGTAATCTGAAACATACCATTTGAGACTCATATATAGTGTCATCAAGTCAATACAAATATATAGACACCATATATAAGGGGGTTTTATTGGGGATATAAGGCTTTTTAATAGTGATTAAGAATAATCCACAATTAAATAAAAATAAGTGTAATAAATCGGTTCCAGCTCGACCAGGTGAAAGGTCAATATTCTCAATAAGAGTCAGTTTAATGAGAATCAATAAGGGTGTAGTTATTGAGAATGAAAACGGTTATCATTTTCAAATGGGCATTTTGTCTCATCATTCTCAGGTTTTTCCCACAATAAGAACCCAGTTCACCACTATCCCCAACTACGCTAGTCCCAACCGACTCTATATATATAAAAAATGGAAATGTGTTGAAATGCTGACCGTTTCCAGGAAGCACGTTGACAGGTTTAAAAGTATTTGCCAATATGGGTACATCACATTCACACATGCCTATTGAACACACACACAACTAGTCAAGCCGAGGGGGGCGGAAATTTACACTGATACGCATAGCGAGGTGTAACGGGTGGGCTGGATAGACCGTTAAAAGCAGAAAAGGATTTAGCAAATCAATTTTATTTATCAAGTCTATAGACTGCCAACAGTCCACTTTTTACAAGTGATAAAATACTTTTATAGACTTTTCATGCGGTAGGTCGTCCAGCTGTCACTGCAACCGATTACTAACGAATGTTGACGCTGAGTATTTATACTCTTACTTGTCTCCTTACCTAACCAGTACAATAGTTATACAGTGCAAGTTCAATTCTTGCATACCGCACACCACACCACTAACTAAAATCGTGACCTATTCCCAACTATCACACAATGCACGTGAGATTGTTGCCAAGTTTACGCTTGCCACGTCTCAAGAAGTGCAGCTGGGTGTTGACTGGTATCCGTCCGCACTTGACATTGCTAACCGCATTGCTGTCAAGTATGGCGTATCAGCTGAGACCGCAGCGGGTGTTATAGCTGCCCTGTCGCCAAATAATCGCTGGGAGCGTAACATCATAGATGCTGAAGCCATCATCAAATGCTGGGCTGCTGGCGGTACTCGCTCTGACCTACTAGCCGTAAAAGTATGCACCTATGGCAAAATGAAGGAAAAAGCTATAGACATACTAACCCTCGATCTACCTATTGCCACTATCCTCAAGGGCAAGAAAATTGTCGAGTTTTTCAACTGCATCACTAACCCATTGCTCAATGACGTATGCATTGACGGGCATGCTTATTCCGTATGGTTCGGGCAACGCTTGACTATGAAAGAAGTGCCAGCTATTGGCGTGAAGCTACGCTCACAAATCAAGACTGATTATCGTGACGCTACTGCCTTCATCAATGAGGAGCTAGGCACATTCTACCCTCCAGCCACAATCCAAGCTATCACTTGGGTTACTCACAAACGCATCCACAATGTCTAAACAACTCACACTCATGCCAATACTTGACGGGTCTGTATTCGTCAACTCACAGGTCGTCAACGACCCAGTCCTCCTATCCGTACTCACTGACATCCATGACAGAAACTACCAATTCCCAACCCAAGAAGTCCAACGCTGGTACTTCGACACAGTCAAAGGACTCTCACGTACTCCCAGACGACATAGCTAAGGCTATTGCTTACCTAGAGTACCGCAGACTACGCCACAAACACCCACACGTATGAGAGTTCTAGACCTATTCTCTGGCATTGGTGGCTTTGCCTATGCTGGACACCTCCTCGGCGGTTTCACTACCCTCGACTTCGTAGAGATTGACCCATACTGTCAACAGATTCTACGCAAAAACTTCCCTAACGTACCTATCCATGACGACATCACAACCTTCGACACCTCCTTCAGATTTGGTGAGTACGACCTCATCACAGCTGGATTTCCATGCCAAGACCTCAGCTCGGCGGGCAAGCAAGCTGGACTGGGAGCTGGCACTCGCAGTGGCTTGTTCTACAGGGTCATGCAGATTGCTCGGCAAGTTCGACCTAAGTTCATCTTGCTCGAAAATGTTGCAAATACCATCAGTCACAACCAAGGGCAAACCTTCCAACAAATACTCCACGAAATTGCCCAAAGCGGGTATAATGCTGAGTGGGGCATTGTATCAGCACGAGACGTGGGTGGGTGTCACCTCCGCAAACGCATCTGGATTATTGCCTACGCCAACGACCCAAGATACTATCGCACATCCAAATGCCAAGCTGA